GCAATGGGGAAATGATATAGTACATGCAGGGTTTGAAGCCTTGGAAATCATGCCTGATTGGTATCAGTACTCGTTAGGTGGAATCGTGAGTGCCAGCATTGGTATGCGTGGCGTAAGTAAATACTTTGGAAAGAAATAAGATTATGAACAGCAAACCTACAAAAGACCCTAAGTGGTTAATAGAAATGAAAAAAGAAGCAGACAAATTAAACATACCTCTTAGAGAGCTTCTAACACAGAACACCAAGAAAAAAGCACCAGCTAAGAAACCAGCGGCTGGTAAAAAGAAAACAGTTATGGCGGCTAAAGGTGGCTACATGGCTAAGAAAAAGAAAAAGTAACCATGCAAAGTAACTTTAAAGAGTGCTTAGAAATGTTACTGGAACACGAGGGTGGTTACGTAAATCACCCTAGTGATCCCGGTGGCATGACTAATCTTGGTGTAACTAAACGTGTCTATGATGAATGGATTGGTCGTGAGTCTACTGAAGAAGAGATGCGTGACTTAACACCTGATGATGTAGCTCCTATATATAGGAAAAACTATTGGGATAGAGTTAAAGGTGATCAACTACCTTCTGGGGTAGATTGGTGTGCATTCGATTGGGCTGTTAATAGTGGTAGTGGTAGACCTGCTAAAGCTATACAACGTGCAGTAGGTGCTACAGCAGATGGTGCTATTGGTCCTAATACACTACAACTTATTATGGATAAAGACCCTAAGTATATTATCGAATATGTATATACTGTACGCCAAGACTTCTATAAGAGTCTAAAAACATTTGAGACATTTGGACGTGGTTGGACTAGGCGAAATAAAGAAACGCTTGAACAAGCATTGCACATGGTGGAATAATAATATGGCACGTGAGTTAACAGATAGACAGAAGAAGTTCTTAGCAGTCCTTATGGATGAAGCTGGTGGAGACATTACCAGTGCTAAGATCATTGCAGGTTATTCAGCTAATACTTCTAACACAGAAATAACGAATAGCTTGAAAGAAGAAATCATTGATGTTACTCACAGCTACTTAGCACGTAATGTGCCTAAAGCGGCAATGGCTATGGTAGGCGCATTGTATGATCCTACTGAGTTAGGTATACGTGATAAAATGACAGCCGCTAAAGAACTACTCGATCGTACTGGTTTAGTTAAAACTGAGAAGATGCAAGTAGAGGCTAAGGGTGGTGTCATGTTGATGCCAGCTAAACAAACACAGGAAGATGATGACTAAACCGTTAGGTAAATGGAAACTACCACAACCAACAGACCTTAAAGAAAACAGTAGATGGGTAGCAATCCCACGTGTAGCAAGAACGATTCCCTTTGGTTATGAATTAGACCCAAAAGATAAAGGAATACTCTTGCCAATCAGTGCAGAACTTGATATGCTTGAGCAAGCACAGAAATACTTGAAACAGTATTCGTATCGAGAAGTTGCTAACTGGTTGACTAGAAATACTGGTAGAACTATTTCTCATGTAGGTTTAAAGAAACGGTTAGATAATGAGCGACAAAGAAAAAACAAAGCTGGAAGCCTTCGCAGATGGGCAGACTATGCGAAAAAGGCAATTGCCAAAGCGGAAGAAATCGAGCGCACAAGACTCGGTGCAAAAGAAAAAGAAGACACAGAAGAGCAAACCAGAGCCGCCTAAAGTTTTAGTTGATCATGACTTATCTAAAGTTGAAGAACAGCATAACATAATATTTAAACCTAATGCTGGGCCACAGACTGACTTCCTTGCCGCAGGTGAACGTGAAGTATTATATGGTGGCTCGGCTGGTGGTGGCAAATCATATGCTATGTTAGCTGATCCTTTACGTTTCATGGGACACTCAGCATTCTCAGGATTGTTACTTAGACACACTACAGAAGAATTAAGAGAACTTATATTTAAGTCTCAAGAAATGTATCCTAAAATATGGCCGGGTATTAAATGGTCAGAACGTAAGATGCAATGGACAGCACCATCAGGTGCAAGACTGTGGATGTCATACCTAGATAAAGAGGATGATGTATTAAGATACCAAGGTTTAGCATTTAGTTGGATAGGCTTTGACGAACTTACACAGTGGCCTACACCGTTTGCATGGAACTACATGCGCTCACGTTTACGTTCTACTGCACATGATTTACCTGTGTATATGAGAGCTACAACCAACCCCGGTGGCAGAGGCCATCATTGGGTTAAGAAGATGTTCATTGATCCAGCAGCTCACAATAAAGCATTTGATGCTACTGACATTGAAACAACTGAAGTATTAAGATACCCTGCAGGTCATGAGAAAGCTGGTAAGGCACTATTCAAACGTAAGTTTATACCTGCTAGATTATCAGATAATCCATACCTAGCCGCACAAGGTGACTACGAAGCAATGCTTCTATCTTTACCTGAGCAACAACGAAGACAATTACTAGAAGGTGATTGGGATATTAAAGAAGGTGCAGCGTTCACTGAGTTCGATAGAACTAAACATGTGATAGAACCTTTTGAGATACCAAGTAACTGGGTTAAGTTTAGAGCGTGTGACTACGGTTATGGTAGTAAATCTGGTGTAGTATGGTTTGCAGTATCTCCAAGTGAACAACTTATAGTATACCGTGAGTTATACGTAAGTAAAGTATTAGCGGCAGATTTAGCTGATCAAGTACTTGACTTAGAAGCTGGAGATGGTAATATTAAGTATGGGGTACTTGATAGTTCATTATGGCACAAGCGTGGTGACACAGGGCCATCCCTAGCAGAACAAATGGTTCAAAGAGGTTGCAGATGGCGACCATCAGATAGATCAAAAGGTTCACGTGTAGCAGGTAAGAATGAGATACACAGGCGGTTACAAGTAGACGAGTATACTGAAGAACCAAGACTAGTATTCTTTAACACATGTACTAACATGGTAGCTCAATTACCTGCGTTACCAATAGACAAAAGAAACCCAGAAGATATAGATACTACCTCTGAAGACCACTTGTATGATGCATTACGCTATGGTATCATGTCACGACCACGATTTAGTATATTTGATTATGATCCACATGGACGACCTTCAAGTGGTATGAATGTAGCAGACTCCACGTTTGGATATTAAGGACAAATAAATGGCAGAAGAAAACGAAGGCTTTATCGAAGATGATGCAATTATCCTAGCAGATAGTGATGATTCAACGGTTGACGATGCAGATACAGCAAAGATAATTCCATTTATTATGGAGAAATACAATCGTGCTGACGACTATAGACAGCAAGATGAAGAGCGTTGGTTACAAGCTTATCGTAACTATCGTGGTATATATAGTTCTGATGTACAGTTTACTGAAGCTGAGAAGTCAAGGGTATTTATAAAAGTAACTAAAACTAAGACACTTGCCGCCTATGGTCAGATAGTAGATGTATTATTTGCAGGTCAGAAGTTTCCATTAACAGTTGATCCTACAGAACTACCAGAAGGTGTAGTATCAGACGTACACTTTGATCCTAAAGAACCTGAGCAGTTACGTGAATCAGAACTGGGTAATGAAGTTAATCCTTATGGCTTTGCTGGTGATGGTAAAGATTTACCTGCAGGTTCTACTGCTAAAACACTACTAGATAGTATAGGACCACTTAAAGATAAACTAAGTGAGATTGATAATGTACGTGAAGGTGTAGGTAAAACTCCTACATCTGTTACGTTTAGCCCTGCTATGATAGCGGCTAAGATGATGCAGAAGAAGATACATGATCAGTTAGAAGAGTCTAGTGCTAGTAAACATTTACGTAGTACAGCTTTTGAGATGGCACTGTTTGGTACTGGTGTCATGAAAGGTCCTTTTGCAGTAGATAAAGAATATCCTAATTGGGATGATGAAGGTGAGTATTCACCTATTATGAAAACTATACCTCAAGTATCACATGTATCTGTGTGGAACTTCTATCCTGATCCTGACGCTACTAACATGGATGAGGCACAGTTTGTTATAGAACGACACAAGATGTCAAGAACACAGTTACGTTCATTGAAACGTAGACCACACTTCCGTTCATCTGTTATTGATGAAGCTATCTCATTAGGTGAGAACTATAGTAAAGAATCATGGGAAGATGATTTATCTGATTATGCACCTGAGCATGGCATTGAACGTTTTGAAGTCCTAGAGTATTGGGGCATGGTAGATGTTGAAATGTTGATTGAGCAAGGCGTAGATATACCTGATGAGCTATCTAATGTAGATGAGTTACAAGCTAATGTTTGGATTTGTAATGGTAAATTACTACGTATGGTTATGAATCCGTTCAAACCTGCACGTGTACCTTACATGGCTGTTCCGTATGAGCTTAATCCTTACAGCTTCTTTGGTGTAGGTATTGCAGAGAATATGGATGATACTCAAACACTAATGAATGGTTTTATGCGTATGGCTGTAGATAATGCTGTACTATCAGGAAACTTGTTGATAGAGGTAGACGAAACTAACTTAGTGCCGGGACAGGATATGTCCGTGTATCCCGGTAAAGTCTTTCGTCGCCAAGGTGGTGCGCCCGGACAAAGCATTTTTGGAACTAAGTTTCCTAATGTTGCACAAGAGAACCTACAACTCTTTGATAAGGCACGTGTCCTTGCAGATGAGTCAACAGGTTTTCCATCTTTTGCACATGGTCAAACAGGTGTGTCAGGTGTTGGTCGTACTGCTTCTGGTATTAGTATGCTTATGGGCGCAGCTCAAGGCGGTATTAAGAATGTTATTAAGAACATTGATGATTACCTATTACGTCCATTGGGTGAGAACTTATTTAGATTTAATATGCAGTTTGATTATGATCCTGAGATCAAAGGTGACTTAGAAGTCAAGGCTCGTGGTACTGAAAGTTTAATGGCTAATGAAGTACGTAGCCAAAGATTAATGCAGTTTATGCAAATTTCTTCTAGCCCAGCCCTTGCACCTTTTGCTAAATTTCAGTATATTATACGAGAGATTGCAAAGTCTCTTGAGTTAGACCCAGATAAGGTTACTAACAATATGGATGAGGCGGCTATTCAAGCTGAACTCATGAAAGGTTTCCAACAACCACAACAGCCAACAGATCAGCAGGGTGCACCAGCAGGTGCTAATCCAGCAGACCCTACAGGTGCAGGTGGTGGAAACATAGGTACAGGACAAGCACCTCTACCACAAGAACAAGGATTTAGCGGAAATGCAGAAGGACAAGGAGCACCTGAGCAACCTCAAGGCGATGGTCAGCAACCACCAGCAATGGGAACAGTTCAATAGTTACATAGATTCTCTAATAGCTCAACAGCACAGGACTATGGAACAAGCTGACAATGATAAGATCATATACCGAGCACAAGGTGCGATCTTTCAATTACGTAGAATAAAGTTATTACGTGACGAAGTATTAAAACATAAATAAGGAAACATCCCATGATGGAAAAACAAATGGAACTATTCGCACGTGGTGGCCTCAACGATGAGGGTGGTATGATTGACGAAGAATCTGGTAACAAAGTTCCTGTAGGTGGAACTCGTGAAGGTGTTCGTGATGATATTGAAGCTAACGTAAGCGAAGGTGAGTTTATCTTTCCAGAAGATGTTACACGTTATATTGGTTTAGATAAACTTATGCAGTTACGGCAAGAAGCTAAGATGGGTTTAAAAAGAATGGAAGCTATGGGTCAGATGGGTAATAGCGATGAAGCTACTATGGATGATGATCTACCTTTTGGTATGGATGATTTAATTATTGTTGCAGGTGATTCTGGCAATGATGGTGAACTCAACATGGCTGTTGGTGGTTTGACTACAGGTACTACAAATGTTACACGTACTCCTGATCCTGTTGCAACTGTAGCAAATAATCCTGTTCTTCCAGCAACTACAACTGGGGTGCGTAGGCTTACACCAGAAATTACACAACCTGTACGTACTACAGCAGACTTTAAAAAGTTTATGGGTGAAGCATCTATTGAATATAAAGAGTATAGAAATGCAAATGGTCAAAATATATTAATACCATTCTTAGATGGCAAAGCTATGTTCTCAATACCAGAAGGGTATAGTCTATATACAGGAGATGGTTCTATAGGTACTGGTACTACTCCCGTGGATGATATAGTAGCTGATGCTAATATAGCTACACAAGAAGTTCGTACAAGTCGTGGTGATCGTAACGATGTATCACAACCACAACCTAAAGCCATTGATTATGATAATATTAGTAATGAAGAGTTATTAAAGTTAGCGCAAGATCAAACAGGCACTAAAGGCACTATAGCAAAAATAGCAATGGCTTTCATGGGACCTTTAGCTATCTTTGGTTATGCCGCTATGTCACACCAAAGTAAAAAAATACTACAGACAATTAATAGTAGAATAGCTTCGGGTGCTATTGACAGCAGTTTAAAAGATCAGTACAATGAAGTAATAGGACTTCTTGAAGAAGGTTCTGGTGGTTTAATCGGTGGTGCTATAGACTTTGTTGGCAATCTTTTAGGTAAAAAACCAGAAGAAGTTGAAGAAGCTAAAGTAAAAACAACACAAATAGAAACAGACGTACAAAATGATACGGGTGATTTACTAAATAATATACTTGGTCAAACACCTTCTGTTAACAGAACCGCAGGTGCTGCATCAGATTATGGTGAGTCTTATGTTCCAACAGATCAGTTAGCTGTATCACAAAGAGAAACACCCGATCCTTATTCTTTAGCAAGTAGTGAAAAAGATAGGTTCTTACCAGCACCACAAACAGCAGATGATGGATACACAAGTTTACCTATAGCTGGTGCAGATGGTCCTACACCTTATGAGTTATCTTTAGAAAACCAATCTCCTGCAGCACAAGAAGCAAGAGCAAGTTCCTATGATTACACAGGAATGCAACGCCCTGCTACTGGCCCTGATCCAATGATACAACCATATGTAACTCCTTCAGTGCAACGTGCCGATCCATTAATTAATACCCCTACAATAGATTATACAACACCTTCTGGTACACTACCTTTTATGCAATCTGTAGTAAATCAAAGAAATACTGCTCTTAATCAAAGAAATACTGCGCTCAATACTTTACCAGATCCTACAATTGGAAAAACTGACGACTATCAAAAGTTTTCTTTCACGCCAGATGAATCTGGTATATATCGTGCTGTAGGAAGTTTTCCAGAATATAAAAATGCTGGCGATCCCGCTTTAGGTTTAGGACTGCCTCCAACTGTAGCAGAACAAACTGCTAGTGCATTTCCTAAGTATACACCACCTAGCGTTTCTGGTGTAGCATCCTATAAACCTGATGCAACGCAAACACCTCAGTCTGGATTTGGTGTAACTCCACCTACATTTGCACAAACAGCAGATGATGGATATAGTCCAGTACAAGGACAGGATCAGTATACTTTAGCAAGCAAAGAAGGTGATCGTTTTACTAAACCTGCAGGTACAGATACTGAAACTGCGCCATTAGATATTACAGAAACTGCTAATTTAGATATTACAAAAACAGAACCAGAAAAAGTAGTAAAAGCAGATTTAGGTACTAAGGTTATAAAACCTAAAGTAAAATATAAAACTGGACAGTCTAATCAAGCAACCGCATGGGAAAACTTACCTGACACAAACTTAGATCAAGCGTATGGATTAAGTCAACAGTTTAAGAATATGGGTGGTACTACAGTAGACAATTATGCAGTAGGAGCTATTTCTGATGGTACTACTACAGGTATACTTGCCGATGATCAGGGTTATGCTATTAGAGCAAAGAATGGCAGAAATGTATTTGTGGACGAACAAGGCGAATATCATAGAGCCACAATAGGTGAACTAATAAAGAATGGTCCTAAATTTAAACAGCGTAACGTAGGTGACTATGACAAGAATAAAATTAGTATTGCTAGTACTGACAGAGTTTCTACAGTTACTGCGGCTAGAAAAAATGAACTATCACCAGCCTCTAAAGCTAAGATAGGTACAGATGCTAGTGGTGGCGATCCTAATATGAAAGGTGCTGTATGGTATAACCAACCGGGTACTAACGTATTAACTCGTAGATTCCCAACAGCAGCTGAGAGGAAAAAGATAAAAGACGATCAAGCCAAACAAGCTAGAATAGAAAAAACTAGAAAGGCTGTTGCTGATAAAAAAGCCGCTGATGATAGGATTAGAGCAGAGTCTATTAGAAGAGCTAATGAAGCTTATGCTCAACAACAAGCGGCAAAGGTGGCACAGTCAAGTAGTAGCAGTAGTAGAGATAGACGAAAGAAACAACAACAACAAGCACAAGCATCTGCTACAAGATACACAAAATCAGCAATATCAAGAAATGCTGGTTCAGATGGTAAGGTAACTAAAGACACATATAGAGGTGGTGGATTTTAATGGATTTTGAAGAATATAAAATTGAAGTATCGAGTAGATTTGATGCACTGCAAGATGAAGAACGAGATCAAGTAATAGAGTTTTTAAGAAGTCCTGTAGGAGATATTATGATAAGTGTGTTAGGAACAGAACTGTTGGACTTAGGTACACCAGACGTTATTGAACCTACTGCACCTGTAAGACGTGGATTAGCAGCACCAATTATTTAACCTCTGCTAAATTTGAACTGGCTACCCATCCCCCTACCAACACTAGGCTACGGCGGCCCCAGTATGAAAGACTGAAACATGAATGATAAAATAATGGCAGAAGAAGTAAAGCCAGAAACTAAAGTTGCATTTGCAAATCGTAAGTACTCTAATGAAGACAAGCGTAAGATGGAAGAGGAAGAACTCGAACAACTTATAGCTGAACAAAAAGGTGAAACAACAGAAGCTACTGAAGAAGTGGTGGAAGCTGAACCTACTAATGCTGAAGAAAAAAGTTTTAAGAAACGCTACGGTGATCTTAGACGACATATGCAAGACAAAGAAAAAGATTGGGACGACAAGTTTAAAACACTACAACGTCAACTTGAAGACTCAACTAAACAAGAGATTAAGTTACCTAAGTCTGATGGAGACATTGAAGCTTGGGCAGAACAATACCCAGATGTAGCGGCTATAGTAGAGACTATTGCAATTAAGAAGGCAAGAGAACAAGCCGCTGGATTAGAAGAACGTGTAAAAGAAATTGATGAAATGAAAGCTGATGCAACACGCAAGAAAGCTGAAGTAGAATTAATGACTGCACATCCTGACTTTGGTGAAATCAGAGATGATGATGCATTTCATGATTGGGTAGATGAACAACCTAAG